ATGAATCGTGTCAACGTTCGTAGATTGTTTATTGAATTACAAAAGACAATTGGACAATCCGCAGACAATGTATTGTTTGACCAAAACGATGCAACAACAAGAAACGGTTTCGTAAGTCTAGTTGTTCCTTACTTGAGAAGCGTTCAGTCTAGAAGAGGTATTACAGCATTCAGAGTTGTTTGTGACGAATCAAACAATCCAGAAGATGTAGTAAATGCTAATGAATTTGTTTGCGACATTTTCGTACAACCAATTCGTTCTGTTAACTTCATTCAACTTAACTTTGTCTCTGTAAGAGGTACCGCTACATTCGCTGAAATTGCCGCATAAATACTAGAGAATAAATAAGGAGAATTATATGGCAATTACAACAATTAGCGATTTGAAAAGCGCCCTTAATAGTGGCGCTCGTTCAAATCTGTTTAAAGTTACATTAAATGGATTTTATAGTACAACTACATCTGAAGATGAAGATTTTAGTTTTTTGTGCAAGGCAGCCCAACTGCCTGGCTCAACTTTAGGTATTATTGAAGTTCCATTTTCAGCCGGCAGAAGATATAAAGCGCCTGGAGATAGAACATTTGCTGACTGGACAACAACAGTCATCAATGATTCTAATCACCAAATTAGAGAAGCATTAGAAAATCTACAAAAAGTTTATGGAACTACTGATTACAATTCAACAATTTCTAAAACTAGAACTGGTGGAATTCAAACGGACTTTTCTACTATTTTAGTTGAACAACTAGATCAAGCAGGCAATTCGATATATTCATATACGCTGAACAACTGTTGGCCACAAGATATCAGCACTATTGATCTGTCTTATGACTCTACAGACACTCTCGAAGAGTTTACTGTAACTTGGTCTTACGACTACTTTACATTCAAATAAGGAATAAAAAATGGCAACCGAATTTTTCAATATTAACACATTTAGAGAAAAACTAAATGGTGGATCAAAAGCAAATTTATTTCGTATGGACATTGAACTCAATGATGATATAGACGGTGTTGATCTAGATGCGGCCAATTTTTCTGTTTTGTGTAAATCTGGTGCAATTCCAGCATTTACACTAGGTGTTATTGAAGTTCCGTTCAGAGGAAGACGAATTAAAATTCCTGGTGACAGAACATACGGAGATTGGACAGCAACATTTGTTAACGATGGTAACCAAAACATTCGTAAAACTTTTGACAATTGGCTAAAAAGCATTGTCGATCCTGATGGAGAGGAAGATTTGAGAGTAGATAGCGAAGATACATACCGTTCTACTATTACTGTGAATCAGTTAAGACCAGATGGCACAGTCGCTAGAGTATATAAATTGTATGATGCGTTTCCAACTGATGTTTCTGCTATTGATTTATCTTATGACACTACAGATGCAATTCAAGAGTTTACTGTTACATTCCAATATCACTATCTAGATGTTGGTAATACTTCATTGGCTGGCCAAGACGCATCTGCGCCAGACTCAGCAACAGCAACAGTATAAAAAGTAAATAATGAATTTTACGCAACATAAATAATTGCGTAATAGTTGTCAAACAATGGGGGCTATTACGGCCCCCATTTTTTTTAGAGAGACTCAAATATGGCGATAAAACTTTTTGGATATAAAATTGGTAAAGATGATGTTGAAGCAGAACAGTTAAAATCGTTTGTGCCACCTACCGATGACGATGCATCCGTTGCAATTTCTGGCGGTGGTGTCTATGGTACATACTTAGACCTTGAAGGACAGATTAGAACAGACGCAGATTTAATTAAGAAGTATCGTGAGATGGCACTTCAGCCAGAATGCGATGCGGCTATTGAAGACATTGTTAATGAATCATTAGTTTTTGAAGACGGTGATTATCCAGTTCAAATCATTTTAGATAAACTTGAACAGCCCGAATCAATCAAGAAAAAAATTCGTGATGAATATCATTACGTTATGAAACTTCTTGACTTCAACAATCAGGGTTACGATATCTTTCGTAGATGGTATGTTGATGGTCGATTGTATTATCACATGGTCATTGACGAAAAGAATCCTAGATCAGGATTGAAAGAAGTTCGTTACATTGATCCACGTAAAATTCGTAAAGTGCGTGAAAACAAAAGAACCGACAATCGTCCTGGAACAGCAGACACATCACAACAGTATCACGAATACTTTATCTACTCTGATAAAGGATTTGCTAAAGATGGTTCACAAGGCATCAAAATTGCAGTAGATTCAGTTTGCTATACCAACTCAGGTATCACAGACAAAGATGGCAAAGTAATTGTTTCTCATCTACACAAAGCAATCAAACCACTTAATCAATTACGTATGCTTGAAGATGCGACAGTTATCTATCGTATTTCAAGGGCACCAGAACGTAGAATTTTTTACATTGACGTAGGTAACTTGCCTAAGATGAAGGCAGAACAATACTTGCGTGAAATCATGCAGAAGTATAAAAACAAACTAGTCTATGATGCACAGACTGGTGAAATTCGTGATGACAGAAGATTTCAAACAATGCTAGAAGACTTTTGGTTGCCACGTAGAGAAGGTGGTAAAGGCACTGAGATTACCACACTACAAGGTGGACAAAACTTAGGTGAGATTGATGATGTATTGTACTTTCAAAAGAAAATGTTCAAGTCATTGAACGTTCCAGTTTCTCGTATAGAATCTGACAATGGATTTTCTTTAGGTCGTGCTTCTGAAATTACCAGAGATGAATTGAAGTTTGGTAAATTCATTTCACGTTTGCGTTTAAGATTCTCACACTTGTTCGACAAGATGCTTGAAACACAGCTTCTTCTTAAAGGTGTTTGCACTCGCAAAGAGTGGGAACAAATGAAAGAAGAAATCAGCTATGATTACCAATCAGACTCACACTTTGCCGAACTCAAAAATGCCGAATTGATGAAAGATCGATTAGGTCTTCTCTCAGACATTGACGGATATGTCGGCAAATACTTCTCCATCAATTACATTAGAAAAAATGTTTTACATCAAAGCGAAGAAGATATAAAACAAATGGACGAAGAGATGCAAGAAGACAAAGCAAACATGGAAGAAGATGGTATGTCTCCAGAAGATTTGCCTCCTCCACCACCTCCTGCACCTCCACCACAACAACTTGTCGTGAGTGTGAAAAAAGAAGAAACTGAAAACTCTAGAGTAGTTGATGACGTAGACCAAAGAGAATTGGCTAAGTCTATGACTGCATTTTTTGGCACATTAGTTGAAGAGGCCAAAGGTGACAAAGAAGGAAACTAATCTTAGCGACACACTCAGCGAAGCAGTTTCTGTTGCAACATCTGTAGCATACACAAGACAAGAGATACAAAAACTTAAAACAGAATTTGTATCTCTTCTAGAAAAGAAAACAACAGAAGTAATCGTTGAACAAGTTCCTGGTCCAGTCGGCCCACGTGGAGCCCTTGGTGCAACTGGCGCTCAGGGACCTAAAGGCGACAAAGGTGACAAGGGCGATGTTGGCGAACGTGGTGAAAAAGGTGATGTTGGTCAACAGGGAGAAATCGGGCCTGAAGGTATACAGGGAATAAAAGGCGACAAGGGAGACACAGGCGAAGTTGGTCCGCAAGGGATTGCTGGTGAGCGTGGTCCTCAAGGGCTGAAAGGCGATAGGGGCGAAGATGGCAAAAATGGTCTGGACGGAAGAGATGGAAAAACAGGCGAAATTGGTCCCATTGGACTTACCGGGCAACAGGGAATTCAAGGTGAGCGAGGTCCCAAGGGTGACACTGGAGAAAATGGTAAGCGAGGGGAACGAGGAGAGCGTGGAGAAAACGGACGACAAGGAATTCAAGGATCAGTCGGACCAAGAGGCGAGATTGGGCCACAAGGTATTCAAGGGATTGCAGGTAAAGATGGTAAAGACGCAGACATAAAACCCGTTGAAGAAAAGTTTCAAAAGTTTATTGATAATGTTCAGAAAGATGTTAGCGCATTTAAAACAAAAGTCAATGCCGCTATTCTCAAAAGTGGTCCAAACGATGCATGGAAAGCAACTGGTTCTGGTGAAGTAAATCTACGTTACTTAGATGACATTGACAGAGATAGTATTACAGATGGTTATGTTTTATCTTATAGTGACGTATCAAAAAAATTCGTATTCGTAGAACAAGCCGCAGGCGGTGGTGGTACTGTAGATACATTCGCAAGAACAAGAGCAAACTCTGCCTTTACGCAAGCAAACTCTGCTTTCGCTCAAGCGAATTCCGCAACCACACTAGCGCAAGCGGCATACGATCAAGCGAATACTGGTGGTCAAGCTGGATATGATACATTAGCAAGAACAACAGCAAACTCAGCATACGCACAAGCTAACACAGCTACATCATTAGCACAAGCCGCATATAATCAAGCGAATACTGGTGGCGGTGGTGCGACAGAATCATTAAATGTAAATTTTAATAATAGCACCGCAACTCAGTACAAAATTGTTGCATTGAACGCTAATGCAGAAACTGTTCTTGCAACATCATTAGAAATAGGACAAATCGACAGAGTTTTGGGTGTTTTAGATGACGCAGGAGAAACAGTTACATTTGGTGCTATCACAAATCCATCGTGGACTTGGACTCCAGAACAATCATTGTATCTGGGAAGTAATGGCACAATAGTAACAACATCTACAATTGACGGGGCGGCATTTTCATTGAAAGTTGGCTACGCTATTTCAGCTATAAAAGCATTCATAAAAATCGGCACACCTGTTGTTTTATAAATAAGTAAAAACTAGGAGCAATCTACATATGGCAAACGCACTTTACCCAAAAGCAAAAGAAGCATTTTTAAATGGTTCCATCAATATGGTAGCCAACACAGTAACAATAGCACTTGTTGATACTGGTGTTTATACTTACAGTT